AAAAGTCTTGTTTGTTTTATTGCATTTTCATATGAAGAACCATAAGAATGTATGAGTCCTGTTAATACATTTTTTACTGTATATAAATCTTTATTTCTAATTTTTCTCATTACTATCATATATAATATAGTATTATAATATAATGTATGAAATTCAGCCTTATTCTTATAAAAAAGCAAAAGAGTTAGGATATACAATACAATCAAGTCATAAACCAAAAAATAAAATTGATGTTTTTAAAAATAATATTTATTTATTTAGCATTGGTGCTATAGGTTATAGTGATTTTCCTACATATGCTAAAGAAAAAGGTTTAGAATATGCATTAGAAAGAAGACGATTATATCATATAAGACATAAAAAAGATACAACAGATAAAGGTCAGGCAAGTCTTAATATTTTATGGTAATTAAAAATATATAAAATTATAGAATTCAAAGTTTAAAGCAATCCTTCTATGTAAATTTTGTTTATATTTACGTCTTATTATAGTATTAAAACTATAACTATAATCATTATAAAATCTATTAATTAGACAACCTTGTCTCCAATCAGGACGAGTACAAGGCATACTAAATTCTTTTATAATCATTAATACATCATCAGGAAAGTTCATTTAATATATAAGGAGATTAATATAATTTATGATTTTTATATCTTAAATCTCCTTTTTTATATAATTTCAACATTTCATACATAAATCCAGTATAATAAAATAAATACTTACCATATTCGCTTTCATATTCAAGTAATGGATCAAGTTTAATCATAGTTCGTTTATGATTACATCCTTGTCTCCAATCAGGACGAGTACAAGGCATACTAAATTCTTTTATAATCATTAATACATCATCAGGAAAGTTCATTTAATGTATAAGGATATTAATTTATTATCTACTAATTTTATTTTTTCAATTAATCCTTTATAATCTATAATAAAACTATCAAAATCACTTACTACATGATTATCAGTTAATATAGTATTTAAATTATTAATATTTCTTTCCATTGCTTCAAGTTGCATAAGTATGCCTATAGAATATAAATGAAGATCGCTAATTATCCTTAACTTGTCCATTTATATACTATTAATATTATTTTATTCTTCTAAATCCTCAATTGTATATTTTTTCTTTTTTAATGATAAAAATGCCTTTTCATTTTTATATTTTGTTATTTCTTCAGCATTCTCTTCACGGTATTTTTTCATTTTTTCAGCTTGTTTTAATTTTGCTTTTTCAGCATCTACAGCATAAGTTTCACTATCACTATGACATTTTTGTTTATTTAATGATGCTTTTAATTCAAGTCGGCATTTTTCTTCTTCTATCTCTGCTTCAATACGATTTTTACAAGGAAATTCTTTTATTGGTTTCATTAGGAATTTGTCCCATCCACCATTTTCTCGTATCATTTTGTATTTATAAACATTATATTCTTTGTCATTAGGATTCTGTGATCTACTCTTATGTTGATTTTTTCTATGACTAAAATTAGTAGTATTACCTACATAAATTAATGAAGAATCATCTACATGTTCTATTTTATAAATAATCACTTTTGAATAATCGGGCATATATATTCCCTAAATATTATTATTTTGTCTAAAACTTCCCTAAAATAGTTCTCTTAAATCAAATAAAATTACGGATATTAATCAGGCAATTTTAAGATTAAAAAAATTATAATGTTGCTGTGGTTAGTGTTGGTCTATCAATTTCTTCTTCTACTTCTACATCTCTTATGATTTTTATACAACAAATATCAATACTTTTACATTTACTTTTATAACATTGATTAAATATTGCTAAAATTAATGCTCCTGATGCTGTATATAAACCTGTCCAAAAAACCTCACTAAATACCATTATATTATGACTACATTCTAAATTTAAGAGGAGAGTGACGTTTTTTAACTCCGTCTCCTTCCATTCGGTGTCCTACTGCTCCTCCTTCTAATGCTTTTACATGTTTCATTACTTTTTGTTTAATAAAATTCTTAAAACGTGCTTGATGTTTTCTACTTAATCCCATTGCTGATAGAATGTCTCTCATTATTATTATCAAATATTTTATTTGTAGGCATAAAAAAAGAATGCCTACGACCTAAAGAAGGATGGCGTGGAAACCTTGGTTTTCACTTTCTCTTTCTAATTAATAATGATATTGATACATTTGGGTCATTTGCGTAAATAATATTTAAATTTTGATCTACTAATTGTAATGTAAAGTTTGAGTAAGTTCCATCTGTTATAGTAATCCATTTTTCAAATGATGGATTATAAGTTATATTAGAACCAAATGTAACATTTATATTCCAAGTATCTAAAATGTCACTTGGAACAGTCACATTATTTCTTAAAAAACTAACACGACCAACTATAGAATTTACTGTTGAACCTACTGGGGTTACTGTTCCTAAAACAGAGACATTTACTGATGAAGTAGAAGAAGTAGGATAAGTTCCTGCTACATATCCTATAATAGTATTAATTCCTCCTGATGCTGGTAATATTAATTGAGGAACTTGATTTGATGTAGTAGGCAGTCCTGTACCTGACCATTGTCCAGTTGAAGGTAGAGTATAACCTAAACCAGCATATGTTGCTAAAGTAGGAACTGGAAAATATAGAGTTTGTGTTGTATAATAAGTAACATTTGTAGCCATTGTAAAAAAATATACATATTGTCCTGTAGCATTTATTAAATAAAGTCCATTTGCTATACATTGATTCTGTATATAACTATTAATATCTGCTACTGTATAAAATCCTGCTGTTAATGTAATTGATAATGTATAAGTTGTTGCTCCTACTGGAAATCTTAATGAAAAACTTTGGTTATTGTAAAATGTTGAAATATTAAAAAAGGAATAAGGCATTGTTACTTGAGAAACACACATTTCCATGTCTTTGGCGACAAAATTGCCTCCTAAAAAGTCATATGTGAATTGAGTATTTGTTGTTCCTGCTACATTTGATGAATTTAAAACAAGAGTATACGCCATTATAGTATTAAAAGAGAAAATAATTATATTTCTTTAATGTATATGTCTGCTGTAAATCCTCCAACTTATACTACTGGAACTTATAATCCTGCTTTTTTTGCTACAACCACAAGTGGTATTACTTTAGCTCAAGGAAATTCTGTTTATTTACAAAAAACAACTCCTGATACTGCTTCTGCTTTAGAAACATTTAATGGTGGTATTGTAACTGGGTCAATTGAGCGAAATAGCACTTCAAACACATTGACATTGTATCCTTCTATGGGTTTAACTCAAAATATGGGAATTGGTAATGCTGGAACTACTTGGACTTCAGGTGTGCCTACTATACAAATTGGAGGAATAACTGGTTATTCAGTAAATTGTGGAAGTCTTAACTTTAACGGAACTGCTATCAATAATGCAGTAGCACCAACATCACAAGCTTTATCTTTAGGGTTATCACAGACCACAGGCGTTTTGAATATCGGGACAGGTGCCCGTAATACAGGCGGTAATGGTGGGGCGATTAATATTGGAACAAATCCTTCAAATACAGCACCTATTAATATTGGAGGAAACACAATAGCAACATCATCAAATATTTTAACTTTAAACTCTACTTCAACTGGACAGGTTTCCATCGGCGGAACTGGTGGTTCTGTGTTAGTCACTCCTACCATGTCTTTATCGGCAAATTTAACGTTACCAGTTTCACTTGCTACAGTACCAACAGCAGGAACTCAATTAGGAGGAATTACAGTGGGCACTGTTATATCAACAGGATATTCAGCTGCTACACAAGTAGGGACATTGACCATTCCAGCTATTGGAACATATATTGTTAGTTTTGCTTTTACTCAAACCTATACTGTTTTACCAACCGTTCATTACATTGCTGTTGCTGGAACGGCTGCTGGATTACCAGCAAACGCTTACGCTTTTAATGTATATGGGACAGGGGCAACAGTAACTTTATGTAATGCAACATTTGTATTTAGATGCACAACAGTTGGAACAATTTTATTGAACTCTACAATAACAGGAGCAGTCACAGCAACGAACAATACAAACTTTACGGCGACAAGAATTGCATAAATTTATACTAAAAATCTAAAAATAAAATATTCCTTTTTAGTATAAATGTCTGCTTATAATCCCCCATTATTTAACAACTCTGTTATACAATTTAATCCTACTATTTATGAAACTGGAACAATTTCAACAGCATCTCAATCATTAACTTTATTAAAAACAGATAATATTCAATGTTTATTACCAAATGATCTAGTTAGTCTTTATACAGTTGGTTCAGGACAAGTTACAATAGGAACAGGAGGTCAAGGAGTAAAAGTAGTTGGACTTTTATCATCTAGTTTGGCTGATATTACTGGAATAGCTACAAATAACATTGATGTTCAAACAGGACAAACTTCTATTTCTATTGGAACTGCCGCTACTACTGTTTTAATAAGACCAACAACTACACAAATAGGTGGAAATCTTCAGGCAAATAATATTGATAAATACACATCAGGACCAATTTCTTTGTATCAAACAGCAGTAGGAGCTATCACTTTAGGCAATAATGCAGCTAATGTAGATATTCAAGCCATACGAATAGCCACTGCAGCTATATACCCATCCTCTTCACAAACTTTATACATAGGTAATTCAAACGCCCCAACAATTGAGCTTGGAGCCACATCATGTTCCACATTGAACATAGGTTCAGTTAGTTCCACATCTTATTTCAAAAATGCAATTTCAGCAATATTTGGCGTTAGTCCTAATACTTATTTACCAGCAGGAACTGGAACGCTTACAGGATGTGGTATGAGATTATATAATAGCGGAACACAATCGTCATTAGATTTATATTCGGCAGGAACATCTATCGCTAATGCTTTACCATCAAGTCGTTTTATATCCACTGGCGGGTCAGCATTGATTAATACAGCATCATTACAAATACAATCAAATACAATAAATATTGAATCAGTTGCAAATACAAATATTGGAAGTAATACAACGGTTGTTAATACTATCAGGTCTTCAAATGGTCTTATAATAGGTCAAGATCCTACAACTTATTCAACAGGCACTGGATTTATGACCGGAAATGGTATGAGATTTTCAGCAGATAGTAATGTAAATCTAATTGATTTTCACACATCATCATTAGCAGGACAGCAAGATTTTACAGCACGTATTCGGGTTGATCCTGGAACAACGCAAAATACTGGAGCATTGGCATTGAGTGCTGGAAGTATTAATTTATCATCATCAGGCACGGTTCAAGTAGGCAACTCAACAAATACAAACACAATCGGTAATTTGGCAGTGATTGGATCTCAAATATATCCTATTTCATCTTCGGCAATGACTGTTGGTTATGCTAATACCACTTCAGTTACAGTAGGTTCAACTTCACAACAAAATCCTGTAACCATTAGTGGCATTGGATATTTTACAAATGCTAATATTCAATCATTAAGAACCGACTTTGCTTCATTTGGCGGAATGCAAGTTAGTTGGAATAGAACAGGAGGTAACGGTGAAACAAATCTTGTTTCATATCAAGGACCCGGAAGTAATGGTGGTATTACCTTAGCAAATGTAAATACTGCTGGGACATATCAAGAGTTAATATCAGCAAAATCAGGTAGTGTTACATTCACTCCAGTTGCATCTTTTAATAATGGTTTATCCTATGGAAGGGGAAATCTCACAAGTAAAACTTTAACACAGACAGGAGGATTCGGTAATGGTTCTACAACCGTTCCAGCCAATTCTGTTGTAAATTATTCAGCAACATGGGCAGCAATGGGATTAGCTGATTTTACAACTGCTCCTTCGGTCATATGCTGTAATGGGACGTCTAGTGGTCTTGGTCAAAAATTAATTATTTCTTGTTATGGTGCTACTACAACTCAAGTATCTTTTTCATTATATAATCCTTCATCAACAACTACAGGTTCAGTTGCGATTAGCATTCAATTTATTGCTACGGGTGGGTATTAATCCTTATTTTTTTTATGCCTACATTATAATGGCGTTCAATCTTGTTTTAAATTCTAATAATGTAGTATCAGGAACAAATAATAATACTTATAAATATAACTTCATAGGTAATTCATTAACTATTTTAGATGATGCAGAAATATGTGTTTCTTCTATACAAATTCCATATAGTTGGTATAATGTCTCTAAAGCATACAATAATACAACAATACAATTTAGATTTCCTAATGCTACTTCAGGAATAACTCCTTTTACAATTACATTAGTTGAAGGTTTCTATTTAGTAACAGATTTAAATGCTGCTATTCAACAGTTTTGTATAAATAATGGTCTTTATTTAATTAATAGTTTAGGACAATTTGTTTATTATTTAACATTATTATATAATACTACAACTTATGGAGTCCAGCTTATTTCCTACGCAATCCCAATTACTTTACCTAGTGGTTGGTCACTCCCTTCTAATTTTGCTGGGTTTTATAGTTCTTCATTATCTCCCCAACTTATTATTCCTACCACTTCTACTTTTGGAAAACTCATAGGATTTACTACAGGAACATTTCCTACAACAAATACATCAGCATTTTATTCAATTTTAAATACTACAATTCCTATAGGTTCTAATGTAAATTCATTAATTATTCGTTGTTCTCTTGTTGATAATCCAGTAGGAGTTCCTACAGACATTTTAGATACAATGCCTGTAACAGCAACATTTGGTTCAAATATTAATTATCAACCTCCTATAGAAAAATGGATTAAATTAAGTGCTGGAGTTCATCAATACTTATCTATTACATTTGTAGATCAAAATTTGAATGCTTTAGCTGTTTTAGATTCAAATGTATGTATTTCTTTATTAATTAAAAATAAAGGCAAAGAAGTTCAGCGAATTATTGAAAAATTAAATATTCGTATATAGTTATATGGGAGACAAAATTACAAATTGGTATGAAAAATTACCTACTGATTTAAAAAGTAAAACTAAATTAGATAATAACTTTAAAAAACATTATATTCAACCTAATTCTATGATTGTATGTATTGGAGGAACAGGAGCAGGAAAATCCAATGCTTTATTAGAATTCTTATCAAGAAAGAATGATGCTTTTTATGAAATTATTATTTTTAATCCTACTTCAACTGATGAACCATTATATAATTTAATTAAACAAAAAATGCCTGATGTTCAAATGATTAGTGATATAAAAGATTTACCTGAATTAAAAACTTTTGAAGATGATAGAAAAAATGAAAAATTATTAATTGTAGATGATTTTATTAATTTACCAAAAAAAGACATGAAAAAGATTAATGAATATTTTACGGGAGGACGTAAGGCTGGTTTTACTGTGTGGGCAATGGCCCAAAATTATACTAGCGTCCCGAAAATAGTAACAAGAAATGCTAATTATTTTATTATATTCAAATTAAATGATACAGTAACTATTAATAATGTATTAAAAAATCACAATATTAATAATATAGATAAAGACCAATTTAAGGCAATGTATTTAGAAGCAACAGATGAACCAAGGAATTTTTTTATGGTTGATTTAAAAGGTGGTAAATTATCACATTTACGAAAAAACTTTCTTGATTTTTATGCCTACAAGTGATCAATTAATGTTTCTAATATTTTTTCATTTTTTTTAGGATCTTTATCAAATAAGGAGACAAAAGTCTTGTATGATTTTAATGGATTAATTTTATTATTCATAAATTTTATAAATGCTATAACATAGTAACCACATGAAGACGTATCTATATCTTGTATATTTGTATCATTCCAATAATAATTTCCTAATTTTGTCTCTACTTCTTTTGGTGCTTCAAATCCAAATGAATCATAATAAAAAATATCATCATTATCTTTATATAAAACAGTCCAATGTGAATGACCATTTAAATTAATAACATAAAAACCATTTGTTAATTGTTTTGGTAATTCATTTTTTATAAAACAACCTTTATAATTTTTATAATCTTTTAATTCATTATCTATTTGATAATTAGTTAATTCATTTTTTCCTCCAACCATTAAACCTTGCCCATAAATAGTATCAACATTTTCTAATGTATCAATTGAATGAGCTGATAAAGGATCTAAATTAGAATGAATAATATGTTGTTTATTATAATTTTGAAAAGGATTCAAAGAAGAAACTACATCACCTGTTGTATGAATATCAAATTGATTTATAGCGGGAATATTAGCAAAGGGACGAGTTGCTTTATTTAATGTAATTGTTTCTTTTCCTTCTTTTCCTAATAATTCTGCCTGTAATCCACCTTGACTATGACCAATTGTAGTTATATTTTGTTTTCCATATTTTTGTTCTGCTTCTTGTTGTACTTTTTGGGCTTCTTTAAATCTACCTGTATGTTTGTATGCTTGTGTTCCTCCTAAAGCATATACAGCATTATTTCCCCAATCTAAAACTCCTGATGTTCCTTTATGTGCTACAACTACCTGATTTGTATTTGGATCAATATATACTTTTGATGTTTTTGTTGATAATTCTCTATCTTGTTGGAAATTATCTACTTTTTTTATTTTCTTATTATAACTTGCGTTTAATAATCCTTGTAAAGTATTTGACTGTAAAGAACCACCATAACTCATATAATATACAAAAATATTATATTAATCTAAACATGTTTTTAATAACCAGCCGCTCGTAATGCTCCACCAGCAGGCATTAATGCTCCTCCTTTACGATGTTTAGGTGTTTTACGATGTTTTTTTACTCCTGCTCCCATTGATTCAAGTTTTAATCTTAAATTATGCCGACCTTTTGCTAATGCTGCTTTTTGTGCTTCACTCATTACACGTTTAGGACGTAAATGTTTAGGCATTTTTTTAAGACCACGACCCATTGCTTTTTCAGCCATACTTACAAGACCAACCACTTTATTAACATTTGATTTTATTCCACGACCACGTTTTTTATGTCCCGAACCATATAATTGACCAACAGGAATTTCATAACTATCTTCATAAGCACCTGACGGAAGAGGAGGAAGACCTAAACTTTTAGAAACAGCAGCAGATGCATAAGTTTGTTTATCAAATATTGGAGTAGCATATACAGGCTCTTGACCATAAGGTAAACTATAAGGTATTTCTTGAGGACGGGCAGCAATTTTTGATTTTCTCATTTGGTATCGTGTTTGTTGAACAGGCACAGCTGAACCTAAATTAATACCTTGGGTTGATGGATCTCCATCCATACCCGCCATTCCTTGAGAAAATAATTCAGCACCATCAATATAAGGATTTCCTTGATTTGAAATTTCATCACTTATAGCATTACCAGCAGCACCAATAACTTGCCTTTTAGCAGCACCTAAAGCACCACGATTTAGAGGTTTGAATACTTGACCAATATTTTTAGTCCAATCACGGAATTGTTCAGTAGATGATTTTTTACCACGACCTTTCATTTTTCGTCCTGAACCTTCTAAAGCACGAACTAAACGAGCTGAGGAAGCATCAGTTCCAGCAATAGCAGCATTTCCTAATGATTTAGCAACATCATGTCCTGTTCCTGATCCTTCTAAAGCACGAACTAAACGAGCAGCACTAGCATCAGTAGCAGCAATAGCCGCCTTTCCTAATGCTTTAGCAACATTATGACCTATTCCCGAACCTTCTATAGAACGGACAAGACGAGCCGAGGCAGCATCAGTTCCAGCAATAGCAGCATTTCCTAATGATTTAGCAACATCATGTCCTGTTCCTCGTCCATATAGTCCTGAACCATCTATAGCACGAACTAAACGAGCCGAAGCAGCATCAGTTCCAGCAATAGCAGCATTTCCTAATGATTTAGCAACATCATGTCCTGTTCCTCGTCCAAGCATTCCTACAGCCTTTCGTAAATGTTGATTTTTTGCTATAGCATAAGGATCAAGAGAAACAGTAATACCACAACCTTTCATTCCTGCTTTAGTAAGTTTTTTGAGATGTTCAGCAGAGACAAAAGCAGGCATTGAACCACCAAACTTTACTCTTACGGGATGACCATTAAGTAATTTACTAACTTGTTTTTTTGAGAGAGCATCTAAACCAACTTCATGATACATTATAATATAATAAAAGATTATAATTTATTGAAAATACTCTTAAATCAAATAAAGAATGCCTAAAAATGACTTGTTAATTGTTTTAAATGGGCTCGTGCTTGAGGATGTGAAATCATTCCTCCATACGCCATTTTATGTAATAGTTGTTTTAATTCGTGTTTTAAATTTATATTTGTATTTCCTGCACCAATTTCTCCTTCAATTAATTCTAATCTTTGCTTCATTCCTTTTCTTGTGCTATCTATATTATTTTCTACTTTTTTATGTAATCCTGCTAAATGAATAAGATTGTCATATAATTCACGTTCGTTTATACTAAACATTTTAAAATCTTGATGATGTACTGGTTCTGCATCCATAATTTTCATTAATACATTTACAAAAGCATCACTAATAGGAATATTTTTATAACCTAATAGATGTCCTCCATCTTGTCTTAATACAACTAACATATTATCATAATATAATCTACGAGGATTTAATGCTATTTTACCAAAATTCATACGTTTAGGTAATTTTCTATCACTAATACCACTTGCTGTCATAGGTGGTAAATAATGTTCTAAACTTTTTGTTCTTGATTTTGCATTTGTATAATCTCTTAATTGTCTTTGAACATCTACTATACCTGAATCATCTAATTGTCTTAATATAGCTGCTCTTTGTAGTTTTAATGGTTTGTTTGTTAAAATAAAATAATCATTTTCATATATTTTTTTTAAATGATTTGGAGACATGTATAATGCTTGTGTTGCGTCTAATGATTCTGGTGGTAATACAGGTGCTATTATATCTAATCTTTTTTCTTCTTCAGGAACTTCAATAGGTTCAATAGGTTCATATGATCTTACTTTAAGTACCTTTTTTACTGAAGGAACTTCAATAGGTTCATCTATAGGTTCAGGTTCTCTTGCTTTAATTACCCTTTTTGCTGAAGGAAAGGTTGCTCCATAAACAGTTGTAGGTGATGATGAAACTTCAGTAAGTAATGGTTTTGATGATGCTGAACGATAAGATACTTTAGGTTTTAATAAAATTTCTTCAGGTTTAGGTTTAGTTAATTCTGTTAATCCTACTTTATTTATAACATTATCAAAAAAATCAATAATATCAGGTATGCTTTCTGTTTTTAAATCTTTATTAGCATATCCATAAACTTCTAAAAAATTCTTTTTAAGAGGAATCATAAACTTATTGTATTTAAATAATGAATCATCATCTTTACTCATAATTTCTTTTGCTAATGATTCTATTAAAGTAGGATCTTTAAATAATTCTTTCATACTTGTTTTAAATCTATCTAAATTTCTTAATCTTGCGGAATCAGTTATTGTAGCAACATCATAAGTCTCAGCTCCAATATCTAATAATCGTTGTTTATAATCTTCAGCAGGTTCATTCACTCCTTGAGTAACATTCATTTTTCCTCTATTTAAAGTCATTAATTCATCACTTTTTGCTTGTAATACTCCTCTATTTATTTTAGATACTCTTGAATTTTCTGCTTGATTCTCACTAATCATTTCATTATTTCGTTTTATTGCATCGTCATATTTTTCAATATGATATTCTGCATTTATTATTTCATTTTTTAGTCTGTGTTCATTAACATTTAAATGTTCTAATGCTCTTTCACGTTCTCCCATTTTTAATAAATATTCAGCATAGTTTGTTTTATAACTACCTTCAGCATAAGGAGAAGGTTTAACTATTTCATAATCCATTAGTTCTTTTCTATAATTATATAAAGATTCTAATGCTTCATTTACATCCATTATTTGTTGTGCAGCAAGTATTTTTTCATCTTGGAATCCTTTTAATTCTTCATCAGTATATGTTTCTAATAAATAAGGTTCTTCTAAATCTATATCTGCTCCAGCAGGAACATAACGAAATGTCTTACCTGTTATAGGATCTTTATAATGAGTATTATGTAATTCATCTTGATAATCTTTAATCATTTCTTCTGTTACAGCCGACATGATTTTAGAAGGTTTCCATCCTGCAACCTCTTTAATTGAATTTCTACTTATTTTTTGTAATTGTGCCTCAATTCCTAAATCTCTCATATCTAAATCTTCAGGACTTGGATAAAGAGGAGCAACAGATTGATTTTTAGGAAATTTCATTGGTTCGTAATATTCTTTAGGGACAATTGTGCTTTTACTTAATGCTTGTAATTTCATTTCTAACCTTTCATCTCTGTTTAAAAGATCGTAAACGTCCATATAAACTAATCAAAGATAATTAATTTTACAATTTACATTTTATATCGGCGTAATTCTATAATTTTTTTTTCTTTCTTTAGAGTATAATGAATAGTGATAATTACGAGTTTAGCAAATCGTCCCAAAGTCAAGGAGTTGATGCCTATTCGTGTTATACGGATAAACAGTGGAACTACGTGAATGACATTAATAGTGGCGTTTATTCAAATAACTCGGGTCTTACTCAGGTTCAATTTGATATGACTTCCATCTACAACTCCAATGGTTTCACTGATACAGCGGATTTATATCTTACTATTCCTATAGTGATGACAGCTGCTTATGTTACATCGTTGGGTGCCGTCGTTGCTTTACCTGCTGCATCTCTTGGTCTTTCGGGGTCATGTGCTGCTTACTCTCTTTGCTCAATGAAATCTAACCACCAAAATTTAGTGCATCAAATTGAAATTCAAGTAGATGGTAAGAATGTCAATGAAACTCAACCTTTTGTTAATGTTTTCCAAAATTTCCGTATGCTTTCTCAAATGACAACAACTGATTTAGCAGTAATTGGCCCGAGTATTGGTTTTAGCAATGTTCTTGATAATGAGAAATCGGCAACATTTTCTCCTACTCTTGGTATCCAAAACAATGTTCCTTTTGGTTCAGCAACAGTTTCGGGAGTAATTGATCAATCTACAGCCCAAGCCGTTCAAAATGTTGGTTGTGTAAATACTGCTATTAGCAAACGAATTTCTCGGGTTGTAGATACTTCAACCGTTTTAGCGAGTTCAAAACAGAAAATGTTTGGTTCAGGTGCTGGTTTTATCATGTCTTCTACTCAATTAGGAAACGAATTTAAACCATATTTTACCTATGTAGGAAATGTTCTTGTGTGGTATGATTTAGCAGTTCTTCCTCTAAAGTATTTAACTGACTGTATGGATAAAATTGGTCTTACCCGTAAATTAAACGCTATTTTCCGTCTTTACCTTAATACTGGTTCATTAAGTGTAGCAGTAGTGGATCCTGGTCTTACAACACAAGTGATCAATGCATTTTCTAACTCTACGTTTCCAAACACTTGTCCTTTTACTATTAATAACGTCCCTGCTGTTGCTCCTGCTAGTTCGTGTCCTACTACTACTGCCTTTGTATGTGCTGGTCTGTTCGTTGCTCGGGCTCCAACTACTGCTATACCTGTAGGTGGTGGTTCAATTAATATTGGTCTTGGTGTAGCAAATCACCCAATGCCTGCCTGTCGGTGTTATTACTCTCTTGTTAAGATGGAACCAAGTAAGGCACTTATGTATGTTGAGCAAAATCGTAATAAACTTGTTGTTTATGAACAAATAATTAGCAATCTTTACACTGGTATTGGTTCAGGTAACTCGTTCAGCCAACTTGTTCAATCGGGAATTAAAAATCCTCTTGGTATATGTATAATTCCTCTTATTTCTCAAGCAACTAACAGTTTTTCTCAATATGGTTCTCCTACTGACACATGTCCATCAACTCTCTCTCCTATTTCTTTATCAAATCTTCAGGTAACACTTGGCGGGCAAAATGTTCTTAATAGCACTCTTTTCTACACATTTGAAAATTTCCTTGAACAAATCCTTCTCGTTGATAATCTTACATCAAGCGATTTAGGTATTGGTGCTGGTTTAATTTCTCAAACTTCTTGGGAAAATTTAGGAAGAGTCTATTGGGTTGATCTTAAACGTTCTCGTGATGCTGACAAAGCATCTACCCGAAATCTTAATATTTCTTTCACTAATAACTCCCTAATTTCATGTGATGTGCTTGTTTTTACTGTATATCTTGATAAACTTGTTATCGACGTGGAGACAGGCTTGGTACGGAAGTAGAGACTGGTTTTAAAATTGGTAAAAATGAGTTTAAAGACTTATCAACATCTATATTATAATGGCTGACTATGCTCAAACAATCATTTATAAAATTCAACACGAAACCAAATTAGATTTATTATATGTAGGTCATACAACTGAATTTTCAAGACGACAAACATATCATAAATCTCAAGTTAAAACAAATACTAAAAAATTATATCAAATGATTAGAGACAATGGTGGTTGGGAATGTTTTAAAATGGTTGCTATAATGGAATTTCCTTGTGAAAATAAAACACAAGCATGTATTCAAGAAGAAAAATGTAGAATAGAATTAAATGCAAATATGAATTCAATTAGTGCTATTAATAATCCTGAAAAACAAAAAGAAACACGAAAAATATACAAAAAAGAAAATCGTGAGCATATAATTGCTGATAATAAACGATATTATCAAGAGCATATTGAAGAAAGAAAGGCATATCGTGAAAGTATTGCTGAAGAACAAAAGGTGTATCAGAAGAAATGGTATCAAGAAAATAAAGAGGCAAGACTTATAAAAAATAAAATAAAATATACTTGTTCTTGTGGTAAAGAAAGTTTAGTTTGTAATAAAATAAGACATGAAAAATCTGCATTTCATTTAGCAAATATCTAATTATGATATAATGGAAGAAATCGTGTATTGTCCTTGGTAATATTTAGGAAATAAAATAACTATAAATATACAAATGACTGCTATTTGTATATTTTCAAATGTTTATATTGAGAATGCTTATATTCTTTCTTATCAATTAAAAATTCCAATCTTAACAGAATTAAAAGAAAATGAAACGATTATATGTTTTGGTTCTGCAGGTTGTCCAAAAGGTTTAATAGAATTTCAAATGAGACATAAAGTA